ATTATCTGGTAAGATATCTATACTTTTTTTAGGTATAACAGTAAGAAGTTGTTCAGCCATATTGATAAATGTATTATCAAAATTAGGTTTATAATTATATGTAATAATATTATTGGCAATATCTGCGATTGTAGGTGGTCCTAAAAATGGATAATACCAATCATGATCAATTTTATTAATATTTTTATTATAATAATTATAAGTCCAATATATACCATCTAAATATAATGAACATGAAAGTGGAACATTATTAATATAAACCTCATTATTATAATAATCTTTACGCCAATTTTTATTAGTCATTATTTTATCTTCATAATAAATAAGTTTTTTAAATATAATTTGTAATTCATCTTTATTTATAGTTTCTTCATTATCTTTAGAAATTAAACATGTATTATTACAAACATTTTTTAAAATATTAATACCATTATTATTAATTTTTAATGTTAATAAATGTGGTATAAAATCATTACCTAATATAGATAACATAACACAGTAAGATTTAATAATATCTGCATTAGGACTAAAGATATTACCCCATTCTAATTCAATATAATGTTTAATTTTTCCAATACTAATATAAGTAATATTATTATCTTGTTCTCTCATTAAATAGATATTATTAGCTTTATTGGACATTAATGATAATAAGATAAGGTCGGCATCTAAACCGTGAATCATATAGGTATTATTAAAATTAGTATCATTATGTATATAATCAATAATTTTATGTTCTCCTTCTCCGGGATTGAAGATAGTATCAACATAAATATGTTTTTTAGAAATATAATTAACAAGTTTAATCATAAAGGGTGTTCCACAAGTAATAGCATTAGTATCCCAAACAGTATTTTTTTCAGATATATATCTTCTTTTTCTTTGTTGATTAATTTTGGCTAATGGTGCAACCCCATCAATATAAATTTTAGTTAAATTAGGTTTAACTTTATCAACTAAATCCATAGTTTTTTTCCATAATAGATTAAAGAAAATATTTTCATGTGTATTTTTACAAACAGTATCATGTGCAACCGGGTGAATTAAACCATTATAATCAAAAAATAAAATATCAATTTTACTAGGTTTAATTTTAATATCGGGATATTTTTTGATTAAATCAGAGTAATAAAATGGAATCCCCATTATTAATAAAAATAATATATATATATAACTAATTATATATCTTTATATATTTTTTTTCTGTTATTTATTTAAACGAAATGGATATTGGCAAAACATTATCAAACCTTTTAATAGGTACTAAACAATCAAAATTTGCAGGTATTGCTATATTAATAGCATTTATTGCAATAACTTTATCAGTATTATTTAATCAAAATGAATTTTCATTATCTGAAAGATTAATGATTATATTAAGTGTATTTTTATTTAGTGTTCCTTCTGTTGTCTTAGGTTTATTTGATTTAACATGTGTTTCTGGTAAAACAACTGAAGGCTCTTTATGTTGGTGGTATGGTTGGATAATTGCATTTGTAATTATAATTATAAGTGTAATTGTCGTATTCTCTTCAATTTCATCATTATTAACATATAATGGTGCAGTATCAAAAAGTGTAAAACCAGTAGTAAATGAAGATGAATCAAATACAATTGCAAAGGATATAATAGATGATGTTCCAGAAACTCAACAAGCGAAAGAAATGCCAGAACTAAAAGGTCATGAACATGAACCAGCGATGAATAACAATGAGATATTTGGTTTTTCAGGTGAAGAATTTTCCAACTTTCAATAAAAGAAATATTAAAATAAAAACCAAAATTATTATTAAAACAAAATAAAAGTAATTAAATTTTGTTTTTTTTTTTTCAACTGGTTTATTTAACCAAATATCATAAGCTTGTTGATATGTAATAGTTTCTTTATTTAATCGTTTATTAACACTATTATGTATATCGACGGTCCATTTAAATAATGAATCTTTACTAATTAACATAGGTGGTTTATTTAATAAATAATCTTTGTAATGTTTTGCACAATCTAAACAAGGTAATACAGTTCCGATAGATTCAAAAAATATTCTATATTCATTTTTAGTCATATATGTAGGATTTTCAGGAAATCCTAATGCAATACTATGTATAAATCCCCAACCATAATTTCCCCAATTTTTAGGTTCCATTTATAAAATTAAGATATAAAAATTAATTATAAAATATAATTATATGTCTAAAAAAAATGAAACTATATGTAAAAATTGTAATAGTATTGGTCATACATATCGAGAATGTCCTTATCCCATAAGTAGTTATGGAATAATTTGTTATGTTGTAATTAATAAAGAATTACATTTTTTAATGATACAACGTAAAAACAGCTTATCATTCATGGAATTTATTAAAGGAAATTATAAATCTATGGATATACCTAAAATTAATAAATTAATACAATCTATGACTAAAGATGAACAACAAATATTAGATTGTAATAATTTTGATATTATTTGGGAAAAAATATGGTTTCAATCAAATAACAAAAATACAAAAGAATATATAGATGCAAAAACAAATTTTGATTCTTTGATGCAAAGAAATATTCTAAAAGAAATATTATCTAACAATGTTAGATCAATAAATGAACCAGAATGGGGATTTCCTAAAGGTCGTAAAAAACAAAATGAAAAAGATATTGAATGTTCATTAAGAGAATTTACAGAAGAAACCCAATTTAAAGCAGAAGATATTAAGATATTGGATTATACTAATCCATATAATGAAATATTTTTTGGAACAAATAAAATTCTTTATAAACATACTTATTATATAGCAAATTTTGTAGGTAATATTGAAATACCAAAATTTAATAAACAATGTATGCAACAAATTAGAGAAATAAGAGCAATAAAATGGATGAATTATAATGATGTTATTAAACATTTAAATTCACATAATATTGAAAGAATTGAAATATTTAAAAATATTTATAATAATTTAAAAAAGTATATAAGTAATGGTTAAACAATTTACTAAAGAAGAATGTTTAAAATGGTTTAAAAATCCAAATAGGAATCCCAGAACAGATTATAAAATAAAAAAAGAAAGTAAGCATAGTATATATAAACAATTATTATCAGATTGTTCAAAATATATGAAAAAAGAATTAAAAAGTGAATCAAAAAGTGATTCAAAAAGTGATTCAAGTAGTTCTAGTATATCAAGTATATCAAGTAGTTCAAGTTCATTAAAATTAGATAATAATTATTATCCAGATAATAATGATGAAGATTTTGATATAAAAATAGCAAGTATGAAAGATTTTGAAATATATAAAGAATCTGAATTAGATGAGGTGGTAGATATTGATGATTTTAATAAAAAGATGATAGAAAGTTGTCCAAAAGATCAATTTAATAAAGCATATTTTCAATATTTTGTAAGTCAATATATATCTCAAAAAACACCATATCATAGTTTAATGTTATATTATACAGTTGGAACTGGAAAAACATGTGCCGCAGTATCAATAGCAGAATCAATGTTATTAGGTCATAATAATAATGAAGAAGATCCGCCTATATTAGTAATATTACCAACTACATTAATAAATAATTTTAAAAATACAATTTATAATTTATTGTATGATAATGTAAATCAATGTACAGAAAATATTTATAAATCTATGTTAATGAATTATAATGAAGAAACTAAAAAATCTAAATTAAATAATTTAATAAATAAAAGATATAATATTTTAACATATTATAATTTTATTAAATATATTCAAACCGTAAAAAATATAAATAATAAAACAATAATAATAGATGAAGTTCATAATTTAAGAAATCCAGAAGAATTAGATTTAGATAATGATGAAAAAAGAAAATTAAAAGATAGTTTTAAAAATATTAAAGATGCTATTAAAAACGGTAAAAATAATCGTTTAATATTAATGTCTGGAACTCCAATGTATAATGAACCTAATGAAATTATTGATTTATTTAATTTATTACTTTTGAATGATAAAAAACCAGAAATAAAAAAAATAGATAATGAAAATATAGCAAAAATATCAAAATCATATGTATCATATATAAATAGTAAGAATCCATTTGTATATCCAATAAGATTAAGACATATAGATGCAACTAAAGGTGATGATACACCAGATGGTATAATAAAAGTAGAATTAAATCCAGATCAATTAAGTTATATAAAAAAAAATATTATTAAGAATAATTTGATACATTCAACATCTGTAAGTAATATTATATATGATAAAGATATTAATAAATATAATAAAATTTTTACAAAAACTAATAATAAATTTAAATATAAAAATATAGAGATTTTATCAGAAAAAAATATAAATAATTATACACCAAAGATAGAAAAAATATGTTCATATTTAAAAAATTCAAAAGGAATTGTAATAATATATTCTCAATTTATAGAACATGGAATATTTCCAATGGCTATTGCATTAGAACATATGGGTTATTCAAGATTTATAGATAAAAATAAAACATCTAATTTATTAGATCATAAAATTAAAAGTAATAATAAGAAATATGCAGTTATAACAAGTTCTAGTCAAGAATTATTTTCAGATGTAGGTAATGAAAAAAATATTGAAAATATTTTAAATATAGTAAATTCAGATGAAAATTTAGATGGTGAATTATTAAAAATAATTTTAATAACAAAAAAAGCAAGTGAAGGTTTATCATTTATGAATGTAAGAGAGATTCATATATTAGATCCATGGTATCATTTTAATAGAAATGAACAAATAATAGGGAGAGGATTTCGTAGATGTAGTCATATTAAATTACCTATTGAATCTAGAAATATTAATATATTTACATATTATGGTATTTTTAAAAATAATGAAAAATACTCACCAGATTTACATATATTAAAAATAGCAAAAGAAAAATTTAAGAAAAGTCAATATATTATTAAATTAATTGAAGAAAATAGTTTAGATAATATAATAAATGAGAAACTAAATATTTTTCCGAGAAGATTGTTTAATAAAATAAATCCAATAAAATTAGTAACATCTCAAAATGATAATATAGAATATTATATAGGTGATGATAAAGAATATAAGAAAAGTAATTTTAAATTAGATGAAAGAAATGTAAGAAGTGAAAATATGTTAATAGTAAATAGATTAATGATAATGTTAATAGATATTATGAAAAAAGAATTATTTTTAGAGTATGATGAGATAAAAAAAAGATTAAAATTTACGGAAACTAGATATTTAGATTTAGCAATAAAAAATATAATATATCCAAATAGAATTGATAATTTTATATTATATTGGAATAATAATGGAATTCAAAAAGTAGAAAATAAGGATAATATAAAACAAGTAGAATTTATATTACCTTTAATTAATACTAAAGAATTGAAAGTAGATGAAAATTTAGAAGATAAATTAAATAAATTAATGAATGAAAAAGTAGAATTTAATTTACTGTATAATTTATTGATGTTTATTAATAATAAAAATTGGTATAACATTGTAAGTATAATTTTAAGTAATAAAGAAAAATATAATAAAATTTTAAAGATACTTAAGTTTTATAATATAATTGTGGAAGATTATTATTTTGATTTATTTAATAATTTAGAGTTAAAGAATTTAGATGGTGAAATAATAGATAAAGAAAAGTATAAATTTAAAGATCAAGAAGTGAATAATATAAAATTGTATGGTAAAATTGGTTTAAATAAGAAAAAAGATGGTTTAATTTTCATAATAATACGTGAAAATAATTTAGGAACAAATTGTGAAACTCAAAGAAAAGAAGAGTTAGTAAGATTACTGGATGGTGAAATACCAGATAATAAAAAAGATATGTGTATTGAAATTGCTAAAAAATTTAATCAAAATGGTAATTTAAAAATAATACCATATATAAAAATGAATAAATAATATTAATAA